GCGATCCAAGAGTCCATGAAGCCTGCTCCTCGCCGTGAGGGTCAGGGCGGTCTGGCCTACCCGTACCCGGGCAAGGGCGTATCTGGGGAGACGACGAACTGATGAGTCTGAGCCATGAGCAGTTCAGGGAGGTCCCTCCGAAGTACGGGGAGACTGCCGTTCCGGAGGGTGCGGTGCGGTTCAACCACTACACCCACCCGGACGCCATCGCGGGGATCAAGGAGCACGGCATCCTGCGGTCCAAGTCGGAGGAGAGGTTCGCCCGAGGGGGCACGGAGAGCCCTCAGGTCTTCGCCACCGCAGGCAAGGCGGACGAGGATCTGCTCCACAACCGACCCGTGGTGGAGGGGTGGGCGCATCCGCACCAACTCGACATCGGAAGCAATGCTCCCGCCCAGCATCTGGAGGGTCGCCGGAGCGTCATCACCTTCCGGGGCAACGTGCCTCCGGATCAGATCCTCCATGTCCATGAGCCGTGGCACCAGAAGGCGCGGTACATGACCGAGAACGCAGACGTTCACGAGGCGACTCTCGCGGGAGAGAACGACTTCTTGCTGGATGACCCCCACTACGGACCGGCTATTCAGCACATCAAGAGCCGTTCACGCTGACGAAGACTCTCGAATCCACCAGTCTTGTCCTATGCGAGTCATCCACGTAGACGCGGTGCAGGCACACGCAGTGCCTACTCGGGTGTACGAGGCTCGTGGCCCTTTCAGCAGGTACCAACCGGAGATCGTGAACATTCCGTACGACCCGGACAAGTTCCCGCATGGGGCCACTGCACAGAATGGAATGAAGGAAGTCGTCCTGTACGAGTGTCAGGCGTGCATGACGACTTTGAAGGAAACCGAACTCGACGGCCACGTATGCGAAGGAGATCTCTGACATGGCAGTCACCGTGACCGCGACGTTGGTCGATGATGGAAGTGCGTGGGACCCCGAGGTGGGCGACCCGCATTGGGTCCCCGATGTCACCTACTACCGGAGGTTCCTGCTGGAGGCGACCGGCCCGGAGGTGGCTGCCGCCGGGTACATCGTCAACTGGGAGGTGTACGACGGTACCGCCGTTCCCTTCGCGGACAACGCCGCGACCGTGACCGTTCAGGCGGCGGGTGGTACCTACACGGGTGCCACCGCTCCGGCGTACCTGAACAACCGGGCCACCAACACGGTGTGGGCCCGCAACGGGACGGCAGAGGACGGGGGCGCTCCCTACTACGAGGAGACGGGAAGCCCGCTGGTGTCGTCCTACCGGGCCAATGGGAACCGGACTCAGGTCGAGTTGCCGGTCACCTTCCCGTGGGGACCCCCGGGCACGGACACTCAGGTCTTCGAGATCTCGGCCTACCTTCCGGGTGGCGGACGCATCCCCGCTGCTTCCGCCTCCGTGACGGTGTCCAATCCCGACCCCGGACTCGGCGGTCCTGATACTCAGGACGGCGATGGTGGCGGGGACGATGATGACCCGAACTGCGACTAGGAGCAGATGATGTCCACCAGCATCAATGACTACTGGCTCGCGAAGATGCGGGCCACGCAGGCATCCGGTGGGGCTCCCGAAGAGGCTCCGGTCGAGATCGAGGTCGCTCTCGATGAGGCCGCAGTCCTTGAGGAGGCGGAGGCCCCAGTCGAAGGTGACACGGTGCCCGTCCCCACCCTCGCGAGTCGGAAGGCCGAGATCGCCCAGTTCCTCACGGATACTCAGGGGATCGATCCAGCAGATCTGGACGGACTGACCAAGTCGGAACTCCTCGACCTTCTGGAGTAGAAGATGCCCTCCTCGTCTGGGAGCAAGAGACCCCCGGACGCTTCCGAGGTCATCGCCAAGGCCAAGGGCGGTGCTCGGGTAGCGCCGGGGTCTCGTGCTGCTATGGCCCATGGGGATCCCTCCTCCATCTACGACAGGTACAAGGCGGCGGCGGACCCGGCGTGGGAGCAGTTCAAGGACTCAGAGGGAGTCGGCACCTCCCCCACCGACGTGATGGGGATGATCGACCTCGCCGGAGGCGATGAGGCTGCGCAGGAACTGGCATCCAAGGGGGCCTACGAGGCCATCCCCATGGACGGAGGTTCCGTCACCTCTGGTGAGTTCTTCGGGGACTACGCGAACAGGTTCCTTGAGGAAGAGGGCTTCTACGACGGTCTCGGATACGGCTACGCGAACTTGGGCGAGGCCCCCGGCACTGCGCTGGTCTCCTCCATTGGAACGGGCCCGGCGGACATCACCCAGTCCCCCACCTCAACCACCAACCCCCAGCGTCCCCGGACGGTCGCGGCGGGATACGACAGTTCGCGGAAGGTTCTGACCACGGTCTTCCGGGACGGCACCTTCTACAACTACTACGGCGTCTCCGGTCTGGAGTGGGCCAACTTCAAGCGTGCCCGTTCCAAGGGTCGGTTCATCCTGATGTACCTCAACGCCAAGACGCGGGGCACCGCCTCCATGGGTGCCGTTCCGCAGGCCCATCAGGAACTGCTCTACAAGGTGGCCCGCACCGCTCAGGTGATGAAGGGCGGGTACACCGGGGCCCAGAAGGTCGGCTCCAAGCGCGGCACCGGGGGCAAGTACGCCTACGGCAGGTCCGGAACGTCCACGTCTGGAGGTCGCACCTATGGACGTGGCACTGGGCGCTATAGGTCCTCCGGCAAGTAGTCTTCGCCCCATGCGTTTCTGGGGCGAGAGATTCTCCTATCGAAGCCGGAAGGCACCGCTGATCCAGCGTGGCGGGAATCAGGAGTCTGAGTTCCCGTGGCGCATCGGGGTCGGCGTCATCTTCCGGATCCCCTTCTCCCGACACGCGTTCGCGGTTGGAAAGTGGACGGGCGAACAGCCCCATGAGAACGTGGACGGCATACCCGCTCTCTCACTCCGCCCCTTGGAGAACCCGGAGGACTACTTCCATGTGGACGAACGGCAGGACGAAAGACCGGCAGGCTGACCGGATCGAGGTCTCCGAACGGGTCATCCGTCGCGCCCGCAGCATCCCCGCCGGTACAGAGGTGTCGTGGATCGAGGGGACGATGGCGGAGATCGGGCGGTCGGTCACGCACCACAGGCCCGGAGACCCCTTCCTCGATGAGGCCATCTTGGGCGCGGAGGCGCTGCTGGCTCTCCTCCATGAGATGAGGCGGCGGGAGGGATGAGCACCTATCTGGATGAAGACCTTCAGGAGGAACTGGACGAGTTCGACGCTCAGTTCGACACGGAGGAGGAGCCAGACGACGACGAGTTCAGTCCGGAGTTCATCAAGGGGCTCGTGGACAAGATCATCGAGTTCAACAACGTCTTCGTCGGGCATGGACTGCACCGGTACCAAGACGCGTTCTCCCGCCGGATCGTGGAGAGCGTCCTGATCAATGACGGCGAGGAGATCACGGCGCTCGCGGCCCGCCAGAGCGGGAAGACCGAGACGGTCGCAGACATCGTCGCGACCCTGATGGTCCTGCTCCCCCGGCTGGCGAAGATCTACCCCGCCCTGCTGGGCCGGTTCAAGGACGGCTTCTGGGTCGGCATGTTCGCCCCCGTCGAGGGTCAGGTGGAGACCCTGTTCTCCCGCACCGTCTCCCGACTGACTTCGGACCGGGCGAAGGAGATCATGCTGGACCCGGAGATTGACGACAAACCAGCCCGAAAGGGTGGAGTGGTCAAGTCCATCGTGCTTGCCAACTCAGGGTCCTTCGTCTCCATGATGACGGCCAACCCCCGAGCCAAGATCGAGTCCCGCACCTTCCATCTCGTCGTCATCGATGAGTGTCAGGAAGCGGATGACTTCGTGGTCTCCAAGTCCATCGCCCCCATGCTCGCGTACCACGCCGGGACCATGATCAAGACGGGGACGCCGACCACCAAGAAGAACAACTTCTACCGGTCGATCCAACTGAACAAGCGCCGACACACGGCCAAGAAGGGCTCCCGACAGAACCACTTCCAGTGGGACTGGAAGGAGGTGGCGAAGGTCAACACCAACTACGAGCGGTTCATCCGCAAGGAGATGTTGCGCATCGGTGAGGACTCCGACGAGTTCCAGATGTCGTACAACTGCCGGTGGATCCTCGAACGGGGCATGTTCACCAGCCAAGCGATGATGGACGAACTGGGTGACACCTCGATGGGATTCGTCCGCAACTGGGCAAAGACACCAGTAGTGGTCGGCATCGACCCAGCCCGCAAGACAGACTCTACGGTGGTGACGGTCCTGTGGGTGGATTGGGACCGACCCGACGAGTTCGGGTACTACGACCACCGGGTGCTCAACTGGCTGGAGATGCAGGGCGACGACTGGGAGGAGCAGTACGCCAAGATCGTGGACTTCCTCTCCAACTACAACGTGCTCTCCGTGGCCGTGGACGCCAACGGTGTCGGGGATGCAGTGGCCCAGCGGCTGCGACTCCTGCTCCCCCGCGCGGAGGTCCACAGCATCACCAGCAGCGCGCCGGAACAGTCGCGTAGGTTCAAGCACTTGTCAACTCTCATGGAGAGACGGCTCATGGGGTGGCCCGCCCACGCGAACGTGCGCAGGACCCGGCTCTGGAGGAAGTTCCAGCAGCAGATGCTCGACGCGGAGAAGCGGTACAAGGGAGTGAACTTCACCGTGGCCGCTCCGGACGAGGCGTGGGCGCACGACGACTTCGTGGACAGCCTCGCTCTGGCAGCAGTTCTCACATCTGATCTGTCCATGCCAACCGTCGAGGTGAGCAGCAATCCCTTCTTCTCCGCCCGTTAGCCGTGACATTCGCACTGCGAATCAGGCAGACTCACTACTGAAACATCCATCGATGAAGGAGAGACCATGGCTCTCGCACCGGCTCCGGGATTCCCAGAGCGTCCCGGCACCAACTACGAGGTCAACAACGTCTCCGGGGCTCCCTCCGGTCCGGGGCCTCTGTACTTCGAGGAGGGGCTCGGCACCGACACCGACCTGCCCTCGAACTTCCAGACTGGCGCGATGCAGGGGTACGCAACTCCCCCCGGTCGCAGCAACCACAACCAGAACGTCTACACCAAGCCTGCTGCCGAGACGATGAAGGAGCGGGCCCACGTCGGCTCCGCTGCTTGGATCGAGGCTCCGGGCATGCTGGGCGACTTCGCTGCTGGCTCCTTCTCGGACTTCGCTGAGGTCCGCTACGAAGAGGTCTTCCGGTCCGGTGGGCGGCAGGCCCGACCGAACCCGGCTGTCGTCAACGACTGATCATGGCCGTTGACCCTCGCGGGCGACGGGCAACAGAGGCGCGTGGAACTGGGACTGCAACTCCCCAGAACCCGCGCCTCTGGGAAATGCTGGTCCAGCAGGCGAAGCAGAAGTTCCCGACGTACCCGTCACTTCCTGCGTCCAAGTGGGTCCACAACGAGTACGTGAAGCGCGGTGGGATCTTCGTGGACTCCAAGAAGAAGGACACCCGGCATGACCGCCGGGGCCAACTGACCCATGACGCGAAGAAGGAAGACGACGCCGCCAAGAAGAAGAAGTCGAAGGACGACTGACTCACCACTGTGCGAACATGACAACCCACGAAAGAGGTGAGCAGTGATCGACTTCATGAGTCCTACGTACCGCGCCGCCGGTACGGACCTCGTCATGAACATCTCACCTCTGGGTCTGGTGGAACTGGCGGATGAAGAGTTCGAGGTTCACGGTCCCCGGTTGAACAGGTACGCCATCAACTGGGCGCTCTACCTAGGACATCACTGGAGTCACCGCCGCGAGGTGGGCGAGCATCAGCACACGTCGAACTTCTACCGAGCCTTCACGGACTACATGATCCGGTTCACCTTCGGCAAAGGCGTCCGGTTCGCGACCCCGGAGGCGACGGGCGCGATCATCCCGGAGGTCCTGCACAAGGTCTGGGAGAAGGACAACTACCGCGAAGCCGTCCTCATGGAGATGGCCCAGCAGGGCGCGGTCTCCGGGGATGCCTTCGTCAAGGTCGCCTACGAGGAGCCCTACGTCGATCCCGCTGGCATCCCCATGCCGGGCAGGGTCCGGATCCTCCCGATGAACGCGGCCCACTGCTTCCCCGAATGGCACCCCCACGACCGGTCTCGTCTGCTCCGGATGAAGATCAAGTACCGCTTCTGGGGAACATCGCTGGAGGGCACCCGTCAGGTCTTCACCTACACCGAGATCCTGACGGATGACACCATCGAGGAGTACCTGAACGACGAACTGATCGACTCACGGCCCAACCCCATCGGGATCGTGCCTGTCGTCCACATCGCGAACCGCCCCGTCGCTGGTTCCCCGTGGGGGCTGCCTGACTGCCAAGACATCATCTCTCTGAACCGCCAGTACAACGAGGTCGCGACCAGCATCGCGGACATCATCAACTACCACGCCGAGCCGATCACGATCATCACGGGCGCGAAGGCGTCCCAGTTGGAGCGTGGGGCGAAGAAGATCTGGGCCGGTCTCCCCAAGGATGCGCGGGTCGAGAACCTTGAGGGCGGGTATCAGGGCCTCAAGTCGGGTCTGGAGTATCTGGAACTGATCAAGAGGACCATGCACGAGATGGTCGGCATCCCTGAGACCGCACTCGGTCAGGTGCAGCCGATCTCCAACACCTCCGGCGTGGCGCTGTCCATCCAGTTCCAGCCCCTGATGAACGTCTGGGAGCAGAAGACCACCCAGTACGGGCTGGGGATCCACCGGATCAACGAACTGATCATCCGCACTGTCGCGGTCAAGGAGCCCAACGCGCTCACGTGGATCGATGGAGTCAACTCTCCACTGGAGCCGGACCAGTTGGAAGTACTGGATCCGAGGGATCCGCTTACGTACTACACCGAGATCGAGTTCCCTCCCCCGCTCCCGCTGGACAAGTTGATCGTCCTCAACGAGATTCAGGCCAAGTTCCAGTTGGGTCTGGAGTCCCGCGAGGGCGCGCTGCGTCTTCTG